AATGTTAGCGACCATTTTGCAGTAAGTTATTTAAAAGGGATAAATTCTTCAAATATTGATAAGGAAAAGTTATTAAACACTATGAAAGATAAAGTAAAATTCAAAGAGTGGAACGAAAGAAAGAAGTAATTTAATCTTATCAGATATGACGAAGTAAATTTAATAAGAGTTGTTTCAAATAAAGATGATACAGTTTATATAACGTTTATGATTGACAAGGAAAATCAAATTAAAAATAAGTTAGAAAAAGGGGTGTGGTTAGAATATGACAATGGATAATTTTATAAAAGATATAAAAAAATATTTATCTAATAAAAAAACAAACTGGCAGTATTGTTTTGATTTTTATGTAAATTTAGAAAAAAATGCACCTTATCAAAATTTAACGAACGAAGAAAAAGACTTTGTAGATTATGTTCTTGAAGAAATATGCGAACCTATCGAGCCAGATATAGATTTGAAATATTATAAAATATATGACGAACTTTTAGTACAAGCATTGAAAAAATATGGTTATTAAAAACTAAACATCTTAACTATAAAGACACTTTATAAGGTGTCTTTTTTAGTACATTTTTTAAAGTTAATAATTGTAAATTTAGGCAAGTTAGATCACTTGTCTTTTTTATTGTCCGTAATGACGTTAAACTATGGGATTTATGCACCTTAGACATAATAATACAAGTGATAGCGACCACTTAAAAAGCTTAGTAGAAAGGAGAAAAACAATGACAAAAGAAGAATTACAAGCAATAGGCTTAACAGATGAACAAGTACAAGAAGTTTTTAAATTAAGAGGTTCAGAAGTAAACGAACTTAAAGATAAGATATCTATTTTAGAAACAGAAAAAGCAAACTTAAATACACAAATAGAAACAGCAAATGCCCAAATAAAAGCTTTTAACGAAATGGATATTGATACCATTAAGCAAAACTTACAAAATTATGAAACAAAATACAATGATTTAAAAATTCAATCTGAAAAAGATATAAACAATTTAAAGTTTAATCATTCATTAGATTTGGCTTTAAACAATGCGAAAGTAAAGAATGTTAAAGCTGTTAGAGCTTTGCTTGATATTGAAAACTTGTCAAATTCTAAAAATATCGATACTGACTTAGAACAAGCGATAACAAATTTAAAAGAAACAGACAGTTATTTATTTTTAGAAGAACAACCACAAGGGACAGCGGTTGCAAAAGGAGCAACATTGCCACAAAACAAGTCAATAGCTGAAATGAGCTATGAAGACTTTTTAAAATTAGAAAAAGGAATTTAAAAAAAGAAAGGTAGGAATTAATTTATGGCAAAATTCGATTCTAAAACATTTAATGCAGAAGCTTTTGGAAAGTATTATTCAGCAGTTGAAAACACAAAGAAACAAGAGCTTAAAAAATCAAGAGCAGTTGTATCAAATACAGCTTTAAAAGAAGTTTTTCAAAATAACTCACAAACTGGAACAGCTTATGCAGTAATACCATATTATGGTTTACTTGCTGGAGATGCTCAAAACTATGACGGAGTTAGTGATTTAACACCAACAACAACTACTACTTTTGAACAAGGAGTTTTCACTTACGGAAGAATGAAAGGTTGGACGGAAGCAGATTTCGCTTATGATATTACTGGCGGAGCTGACTTTATGGCAAATGTTAGAACACAAATACAAGAATACTGGGCGAATATCGACCAAGACGTTTTGTTATCAATCTTAAAAGGTATTTTCTCAATGAATGGTACTGAATTAAAAAGTGCTAACAAAAACTTTGTTGCAAAGCATACTCTTGATATTTCAAAAACAATAGCAGAAGCAACAGACGAAACAACTTTAGTTGGTGTATCAACATTAAATACAGCTATTCAAAAAGCTTGCGGAGATAACAAGAACAAATTTGCTCTTGTATTTATGCACTCAAACGTTGCTACTAACTTAGAAAATTTAAAACTTTTAAAATACCTAACTTACACAGATGCAGAAGGTATTGAAAGAGAATTAGGACTTGCAACTTGGAACGGAAGAACTGTAATTGTTGACGACTCAATGCCAACAGAAGAAAAGAAAGGAACAAACAACTATACTCAATACACTACTTACATTCTAGGCGAAGGAGCATTCGGCTTTGAAGAAGTAGGAGCAAAAGTACCTTTTGAACTTTACAGAGATCCTAAACATAGAGGCGGAGAAGATACATTAATTTCAAGAATAAGAAATGCAATTTCTGTTGCTGGTATTTCTTACTTAAAGAAATCACAAGCAACAAACTCTCCAACTAATGCTGAACTACAAAAACCAGAAAACTGGTCTCTTGTAAATGACGGAACAGATGCTATCAATGATAAAGCAGTACCTTTTGCAAGAATTATTTCAAGAGGTTAAGCAAAAAGGAGTGATAACTTATGAGTTATCTTAACTATACAGATTTTAAAGGAGTAGTAGGGGAATTAATCCCCGAAACTCTTTTTAATCAATACAATTCATTAATTGAACAAAAAATAGACTATTATACTTTTAACAGAATTAAAGAACAAAAACATTTTGAACTTGCAAAAAAATGCTCTATAACTCTTATTACAAACTTGCACAATAATTTTAAAAATGTAAATGTTGTTGTTGAAGAAAATGGCAAAATAAAAACTTCTGAAAGTATTGGCGAACAAAAAGAAAGCTACTATATACCAACTTTTGAAGATATTGCAAAACTAACAAATCTAAAAAGTGAATATATTTACAGTACAATCAAAGAATATTTTGGTCTTACTGGTCTAATGTATAGGGGTTTTTAAAATGTTTACTAATGCAAAATGCACTGTCTTTGTAAAAGAACGAAAAGGCAGAGAAGACATTTACAAAAGTTACATTTACAATTGCCATTTTGAAGAAAACAGAGGTTTTAACCTTACAGCATCAGCAAGAGCTATTGACGAGGTGAACAACGTTAAAATCTTTATAAATTTAAAAGATATTATAAAAGACATATCAAAGGGCGACTTTATATGTAAAGGCGAAATAAACGGCAATTTTAGTTCATTAGAGCTAATAAAAAAGCAAGAGCCTAAAACGTATATTATAACCTCAGTTGATACCTTTGACTATGGCAGTAAACACTTACAACATATAAAAATAGGAGCTAAATAATGTTAAAATTTAGAACTTTTAATTGTAATATTGGCGATTTAGTAAATGCAAGACAACTCAATCAACAACAAGCGGTTCAAAAATTTATAGACAGCGAAGTTATAAGAAGAATGGAGCCGTTTGTTCCATTAAGAGACGGAACTTTAAAAAGTGCAGCTATTGCTCAAACAAACATCGGTTCGGGTGATATAAGACAAAAAACACCTTATGCAAGACGTTGGTATTACACACAAGCGAACTTTAACGAAGCTCCAAGACGTGGTTGTAAATGGTTTGAACGTATGAAAGCACAACAAAAAGACAGTATTTTAAGAGGAGCTGCACAAATAGCAAGGAGTAGAGCAAAATGATAAAAACTGTAATAGAAAGTATAAGAGAATATTTTGATAATTGCCCGTTGTTAAAAGAAGATGCAAAACTTAATTTAGATTATTTAGGTTTAGAAGATGTTGAATATGGCATTTATTCTGAACCAGTCAATCCAATTATAAAAAAATATGTTGACGGAGACGAATTAAAACAACATACTTTTGTTTTTGCAGTAAAAAATCTAATGAGTGATAGTTATATTACACAACTTGAAAACATCAGTTTCTTTGACAGATTTATACAATGGGTAGAACAAAACAACAAACAAAGAAAATTACCACAATTAGAAGGTAAAAGACAAGCTCAAAGGCTTGAAATATTAACAAATGGTTATTTGATAGCACAAGACGAAGGAAAAGCACAATATCAAATACAAATGAGATTAATTTACAAGGAGGAATATTAATATGCCAGAACCAGCAGTATCAAAAGAATTAAAAGCATTACAAGAATTTAATGGACTTGTTTTAAGATGCGAAAAAGTTAGCTTTATGGAAGTTAACGGAAAGTATTATAGAATGAAAGGTTTTACAGATTTACCAACATCAAAAGAACCTAAGGAATACTCAAGAAGTTACGTTGACGAAAGTATAGAAAGAACATCAACAGTCGGAGTTACATCATCAACTGAATTTACACTAGATTTTTACAAAGGAAATCCAGTTCACGAAAGAATACAAGAAGTATTTGACAAAGAACAAATAGGTGATGATGCAACAATAAACATTGTTGTAGTTGATTTTAGTAAACAAGCGAAAACAGCGGGTTTTTATGCAATTAAAAGAAATGTAACAATTGTTCCAGACACAGAAGGAGACGGAACAGAAGCTTATCAATACAGCGGAACATTTAAAGCAAATGGAAAAGCTATTGAAGGAACAGCAACAGCAGTTGAAAGCGACAAAGACTGGTTGACTATTACATTTAAAGACGGATTCGAAGCTAAAACAGCTTAATACATTTTAAAAGGGGAGTTTTTACTCCCTTTTTAATTTTATTTTTTTATAAAGGAGATATAAAACAATGGCAAAATTTCAAAAAAAAGATAGAAGATTAAAACTAGAATTTGGAAGAAAAGAATATTTCATTGATGTTACAGACGAAAATTTAAAAAAAGAAGTACAAAAATTTAGTGAAATAATAAAAGAAAATGAAAATATTGACAGCATAAAATCAAAAATGAAAAATTTAATTAAAGTAATTTTAGGATCTAATGCTTATGACGAAATCAAACAAGAAGAATTTGAAAACAGAGAAATTAATTTTTATGAATTATTTGATATTTGCGAATATATTTTGACAGAAATAACAAATTATACAAAAGAATTTGGCGAAAAACAATTGCAAATTATTTCAAAATATTCAGATAGAGTTTAGAAAAAATGAATATTTTAATTGATAAATTGCCACAAAAAATAGACAATATAGAAATCAATACAGATTTTAGAAACTGGATGCTTTTTGAATTAATTTTGCAAGACAAAGAATTAAGCGAACAAGAGCAATTTTTGGAAATAATAAACGTAACATTAAAAGACGGAATTAATGCTATTTCAAATTTGACAAAAAACGAGCTAAAACACGTTATAAACAATTTGTTATGGTTTTATACTTGTGATAGGTATAAAAACGAAAAAAACAACAAAATTTTTGATTTAAAGCAAGATTTTAAAACTAAGTCAAAAACAATTTATTCTTTTGAATATGATGCGGAATATATTTTTGCATCTTTTTACGAATGTTACAAAATAGATTTAACAAAAACAAAAATGCACTGGTGGAAATTCAAATCACTTTTAACAGCTTTAAACGAAGAATGTATTTTTAGTAAAATTATGCAATATAGGTCAATTGAAATAAACAGCAAAATGAGCAAAGAAGAAAGAAAATTTTATTTAGAGAAAAAAAGAATTTATGCTTTGCCAGATTTGAGAACAAATGAACAAAAAGAAAACGACTTTGCCAATTCTTTATTTAAAATGATGTAGTAAAGGTAGGCGATGTAATATAGAAAAGAAAAAAGAAAACAAAATTTATTGGTATTATTGCCCTAATTGTAAACAAAAAATATTAAAATACAAAGAAGGTGCTTTTGCTAATAAATTAATGATAAAATGTAAAAAATGTAAAAAAGAAATTGAAATAATTATTAAATGAATTGAGCCGTTGAGCCTTAATAGTTATCACTTTTAAAAGAAAGGGGGAATTGTTTATGGCAGACGGCTCTTTGATTTTTGATACCAAACTGGATAGTACAGGTTTTAAAGACGGAATGTCTAAAATGAAAGGTCTTGCACTTACAACAGCAGGAGCTATTACAAAAAGTATTGGAATAGTTGGTGCAGCAACCGCTGCATTAGGTGGTTTTGCAATAAAAGCTGGAATGAGTTTTGATGCTGGAATGAGTGAAGTTTCAGCAATTTCTGGTGCAACTGGTAAAGACTTAGAAATGTTAAGAGAAAAAGCCAAAGAAATGGGAGCAACAACGAAATTTAGTGCGACAGAATCAGCTGAAGCTCTTAAATATATGGCTATGGCTGGTTGGAAACCACAACAAATGATGCAAGGTTTAAGCGGTATAATGAACTTAGCAGCAGCAAGTGGCGAAAATTTAGGAATGGTTTCTGATATTGTTACAGACTCTTTAACAGCTTTTGGGTTGTCAGCGGATCAAGCTGGAAAATATGCTGACGTTTTAGCTGCAACATCAACTAACTCAAATACTAACGTTTCACTACTTGGCGAATCTTTCAAATATGTTGCTCCATTATGTGGTGCATTAGGTTACACAGCAGAAGACACAGCAGTTGCTCTTGGTTTAATGGCAAATGCAGGTGTAAAAGGTTCAATGGCTGGTACTTCTCTTAAAAATTCATTAGCAAGACTAGCAAAGCCAACAAAAGAAGTTGCAGAAGGACTGGAAAAAGTTGGACTAACAGCACAAGATTTACAAGGTATTCCACTTAATGAAGTTTTAGTAAAATTCAGAAAAAGTTTTGCCAATTTAAGCAAAGAAGAAAAGGCAGCTGCTGCAAGTGCTATTTTTGGGAAAGAGGCAATGTCTGGAATGCTTGCAATTATCAATGCTAGTGATGACGATTTTAATAAACTAACAAACAGTATTAATAATTCAAGTGGTGCAGCGGAAAAAATGGCAAAGATAATGAATGACAACTTAAAAGGCGATATTACAATATTAAAATCAGCTCTTGAAGGTTTTTCAATATCTTTATATGAAAATGTCGATAATCCACTTAGACAAATAGCTCAAAAGGCAACAAAATACATTGATAAACTTAATGAAACAGTAAAAAAAGATATATCAAAACTACCGCAAGTAATTGGCGATATATTAGGAGATATAGCGACAAATTTAGCTGCACAATTACCAAAATTTGCTAAAATAGGCTCTAAAATAATAATTGGACTATTAGACGGCATTCAAAACAATTCAAGCAAAATAGGAAACAGTTTAGCAACATTAGCAGAAGTTTTAATCACTAATATTTTAAAAATTAGCGAAAAAATGATAAAAACAGGTGCTACTTTACTTTTAAAATTTGGCGAAGGTTTAACGAAAAGTATTCCTAAAATAATGAATACAGCAACAGAAGTTATAAAT